TTTGATCTTCATAAACTATAATATTCTGAGGAATAACTGAAGGAAAATATGTAGATAAATCATTTCTAATTTTATCTTCAATAATATTCATATTATCTTCTGTTATTTGTTCAAATACAAATGATCTTAAACCAGAACCAAAATTAGGATTTAAAAATCGTTCACCAGGCTCAGTTAAGAAAAAATTTATTAAATTATTTTTTATAGCATCTTTAGTCAAATAATTAGATGTAAAAACACTTGGAGAACTAAAAGGTAAATTTACCCCCACAGCATATCTTGCTTTAATATCAATAGGGAATATTTTTTGTGCTCCGAATGCCATTATTTACTCATTAAACCCATTATTTGATTCATACTTAATTCACCTGGAGGTAAAGATGATCCTTCAGCAGCTGTATTGGCTGCTGAAGGTCTAAAAGGAATATTATCTGTATTCATAGAAATTGTATCTACTCCTCTAGCCATATCTCCAATCATATTTCTAAACATATTTCGTTTATCAGCTTCTGATAAAGTTGATTTGTTGTTTGAGATTGTTTGTGTTTCAGTAACTGTTCCATATCCTCCAGCTCCTACAGGAATTTTAGGACTTTTAACAGCTTCGATTAGAATTTCACGCATTTCTTCTTGAAAAACTTCTCGTACAGCTTCTTTTATTAATTTTTTAAAATCAGTTGTTTTCATTGTTCATAAATATTTAATTAATCAGCTCTTAAATTATTTAAGTCTATTAAGAATTTTATTTCGTCTATTAATATTTGAGCATTAGAACTAAAAGATGGAGCTCCTTTTAAAACAACAATACCTTGTATATTTTTAGCTTGAGCAAATCGTCTTTTATATTTATCATCTGTTTGTTCTTCAGATATTTCTAATGTAAATCCTTTATAATTGTTTGGAACCCCCGGGGCTATTTCACCAGTACCAGATACAATACCGTTACCATTCAAACCAGCTTCTTGTGTAGCATTAATAATATCCTGACTTACTTGTTCTAAAGGAATATTATTATCTTGGGCACACAATTGAATAAAAGCATCTAATAAGGCTAATATTAAGAGAATCTTATCTAAAACTAATAATAAATTTAATAGTTTTTTCTCTAAAGGTTCAATCTTAGCTTTTACTTTTAATATTTGATTATCAAATTTATCTAAAGCTAATTGTTTAACATCTTGGGCCGCACTAATAATACCCGAAGTTAAAAAAGCAGCGGGAACTGGTACTATCGCTAAAGCTGCTAATAATGCTATTTTAGCTTGTTGAAATACAGTTATAGCTTTATTAAAAACTGATATAGATTTTTGAACATTTAATAATACTTTATTATTATTATTTAATTGTCTAGTTAGACTATTTCGTATTTTAATAATATCTGATAATACATCATCCGATGGACATTTTGGTTTTATTAATAATAAATTTCTAGATATTAATATTAATAATTTTTCAGATACTGCTTTTTGAGTATTTTTATTTTTTAATTGATCTGAGTTTTGCTTGATACCTTTAGCTGCTGTAATTCCTAATTCATCTTGAGCTGATATGTTTTGTTTATTAAGTGAGTTAGTAATAGTACCACCTAATGTTGGGGGTGGGGGTGGTGCTGTATTTGTGTATGGGTTGTATAAATTATTATTAGGCTGTCCAGATAGTTTAGCTTCTAAATCTTTAATTTTTTTCTTCTCTTCCTCAATTTTTTGATTACTATCTGCTAATATAGCGGCTGGTGTGAAAGGATTAGCTAAATTTGATTGATAAACTAAAATTCTATCATTAGCTTCTTTAATTTGTCTTTGAATTTCTTGAGGTGATGACGCTTTTTCAGCCTCAGCTGCTAATAAAGCATCAAATTGTTTAAGAGTATCTATAATTTCCTCAGGATTGTTTATTCCTAAACGTTTTAATTGAGCAAATATTAATGATATAAGTCTTTGTTTCAAAAATTCAGCTAACTCATCAATAAGTTTAGATAAAAAATCTCTAAGTTTTGGATTTTTTAATATTTTATCACGTTGTTCTTTAGTAAATTGTTTATTTTTTATAACAGCTAATTGACTTTCTTCACTTGTAGATGGTGTTAAATATATATCACCTAAATTTAATTTCCAATTTCCTTGAGCATCAAAAGGAATTATATAATTTTCATTGTTAGGTCCAACATATTGATAATTAATATTAACTCCTCCTTTGGAATTTTTCTTTGATTTTTTAGAGTTATCAAAAACATATTCACTAACTTCTCCAAATGTTATTCTTGTATGGTTTCTAACTTCATCTTGATTTTCTTTAGGTAAAGATGTAAAACTACCTAAAGTTTGAATTGAAGCTAAATCAGGAGCGACATTTAAAAAACTTACAGATTGAGTATTATTTAATTGTAGAGTTGAATTAGGATCAGGTAAAACTCCACCAGCATAAAAAATTAAATACTCAGTTACATCTATTGAAAATTTTCCATCTTTATTAGTTTTAGCTATTGATGATGTTGCTTGAACTGAACTATTTGGTGGTGCTGTTTGATAAACAAATGTATTATTATTGGGGTCTGGATTGAAGAATACATCAACATTTGCTAATGGTTGTTGAGTTTGTTTGTTTCTAATAACTCCAGTTATTGTTTTAAATGCTCCTTTACCTGATGCTACTCCCACAGTTACAGGAGTATAAGTATTACTAGGTTGATCTGGTGATGGTTGAGGAGGTTGACCTAATAAAAAAGGTAATGTTATAGGACCTGCTTTACCATCAACTAAAATAGTTTTATCTAATGTGTTCCTAACATAATTTTGAAAATCCTTAACAGCAGCTTCAGTTAAATTACCATATGAGCCTTTTGATTTAGGAAAATCAGTTAAACCTGCTCTTAAAGCTTTAATAGCTGAACTTTCAGGTATACTAAATTTAATAGGATAGGCTAACAATGCATCTTGTAATTGAGACACTTTTATACCTTTACTTCCTTTCAGAAGTAAATCTTTAGTATTTAAAGGTTCAGTTGTAGCCATTATAATGTTTTAACTATTTTAGATTTAAATTTACTAGTGTTTTGAAGAATAAGGTTTAAAATATCTAGTGTATTTTTAGATGCTATTTGTACTTCACTATTATCTTTTACAACAACTTTATCACTAGGCACAACAGCTTTTAACTCAGTTAATGGAGTCACTAATGTTATTAAACTATTAATTAATTGTTCCAAATAACTAACAGTAGTATCACCTAATAATACAGACTCATTAGCATTTTTCCCACCTAAGTAAATTTTACTTGATGATAAATTTATGGGACCTGAGGATTTTAAAATAATAGATCCATTAGAATTAATACCTACAGATTTTTGCCCACTTAATAATAAATGGTCATCCATAGCATTAAATAATAATCTACCTGAGTTTATAGCTATTTGTCTTTGATTATATAAATTAGGAGCTATAGGTGTATTATCTATATATCCCTCATAGTCATTATTTATAGTAGTTAATGGTAAACTTTGTTTACTGGTTAAGTATATTGATGATTGATCTCGCTCTATATCTTCAATAATAGGATTACTAGCCATTAAACTTTCTTCAAATTGGCCATTTCTTATTATTGTTATAGGATCACCTAAATTACCAGTTAAAGACCATGAATTACGAACAAATGAATTAGGAACAGTACTACCAAATCTAATACTATTTCCCCATCTGCCTTCCATAATTACATCACCTTCAAAAGGTAAAAGTGGTCTTATATTTGATTTTTCTTCAAAGGTTTTACCTAAAGTTATATCCTCAGTTGGAATATCATATGATTCATTTCTTGGAGATCCAGCCTCTACTAAATCTAATGATTTAGCACTTAATGGATTTTGAGTTTTAGTTTCATTAGATGGTTTAGGTAAAGGATTAACATGATTATGATTCCAAACACTTAATGATGGAAAATAATATAATTGAGTACTAGTACCTTTAGCTTGAGCTACTTTAGAAGGTAGTCTCATTAATAACACCAATTCATTTATTAATGGTGGTTGTTTAATATTACCATAAAATGGATAAGCAACCAAATAATTATTTCCAACATTATCTGCTGGAGGAGATACTTGTTCAAGTTCAATAGCACCCAAAGCAGACCAATATCCTAACTCATCATATCTAGGATGAGATTCATCTAATACAATACTTTTAACTCTTCCAACAATAGTACCATCAAGTGTAGAATTAATACTACCTACAGCATTTGATAGACCTGTGGTTGAAGGACCTATTTGATTTTGTATAGCGCTTTGACCTATTACTTTTTTAGCCATTATTTATTTTTATTGATTTTATCAATTTCTGCTAATAATTGAGCTTTTTCTTCCTCAGAAATATTAATATCATTACCTGAGGATGATGAATTTGTTTGGAAAATTCTCTGGATGATTGTAGCCATTTTAATTAATTGTTCATCATTTTTAACACTTATTTCCATATATTCTTTAATAAGTGGAACAATCATAGTAGCATCACCAATATCAGTAACTAATGGTTTTAATTCTGAAATTAAAGAGGTAAGTTGTCTTTGCTTATGTTGTTGATTATTATAAATCTCCTCTAAAATATCAGAAAATTTTTTATTTTTAAAAACTACGGAATCTAAACCATTCATAATAAATATTTTATTATAAATATGAAACTTAGAAGTTTGTATATCCGTTTTCTAAATAAAAAACATAATTCTCTTTAAAAATATCGTATAGACGATTAGCTATTTTAGTAATTTTTGGTGTCTTAGCATCAATTATTTCTCTAATATAGATATAAAGTGCTTTTTTATTAAAAATATCTATATTATCTCGCTTTCTAAACAATTCTAATATAGCATCAGCTATTTTAGCATCATCTTCTTTAGGAAATAATTCAAAAATATTCTCAGTTATATAATCAATATAATCATCAATAAAATATGACAATCTATCTTTATGTTGACCATCATCATCTAATGTATATGAATAAGTTTCATCTGTTTCTAACTCAGACACAGGTACTTTATCTATACGTTTTTTATAGTTCTTAGTATTAGATATAATTAAATAACGTTTAACAATTGTACCAAAATATGAGTATGCTTTAGCACCTTTACTTTGGTCATATAAATGTATTTTAGATAATAAAAACGTTATAATCTCATGTTGTAAATCTTCAATATTATCTACTTCTGTATAGTAAAATTTGAATGTATGGATAATATTTTCTGTTAATTTGAAAAAAGCATAATGAATCTTACGTTCATATATTTTACTTTTTTCTTCAGGATCTAATGTTTGATTATATAATACTATAGCATTCTCAGTTTCTTGAGTGAAATAAATATTTGATTTTTTTGGTTTCTTTTCCATTAACGGTTTGTCCTAAATTGATTAAGTTGGTCTTGTAATAATTGAACCGTTCTAAAGAAAAAACCAATTTCATCATCACTACTAAATGCTCCTCTAGCATCTACTTCTTTGAGTTTCTGTTCTGATTTGTTTAATGTATCACTAAACTTATTCATATAACTCTCATAATTGTTAATAATATCTTCAGCTTTTTCATTCTTTTTTAATAAATTAAAAGTTGTATAACCAAAGATAACAACTAAAACTGAGAGTATTGATATTGTAATTATAATCATAGGTTATTTAATAAATTAGCTAAACTATTACTTTTAACACTACCTAAAGCTTTAACTTTAGCTGGTTCTTTCTTCTCACCTTTTCCTAAAGCAAAGTTATTTGTTTTAGTTTTAGGTTTTCCAAATTTTTCTAACCATTCTCCTTCCCACTCAATTCTAGCAGCGGCAAAATCAGCCTGGTGTAAAATATGAAGTAATGATGTACGTGGTTTAGTCTCAGGCATCCATGTTTTAAGATATGGTTCATTTGTTGGATCATACAAACCATCATGTAACTTAATAGCCAACATTTCGTTTGTAGACATTTTGATACCTAATTGAGTTAGTAACCAAATACCTCTATCAGGTACAGTCATATACTGGAGAGCATCATTAAATTTATAAACTTCCCCTCGGTTTTTAATTTCCCATTCATTATCATTGTCTAAGCAAGATGGATGTTCAAAATCACCAAATTTACCTAAATCATGGTTGATTGCTGAGAATACTAATTCTTCGGTAGTGTATGTATCTTTAACTCCAAACTTCTTCCAAACTTCATTAATCTCCAGAGATAATTGAATAACACGATTTACGTGATCAATATATCCTCCAGGGAAACAATTATGATATTGTGGTTTGTGAGCAGCAGGCATCATTTGAAACCTGTCTTCATATTGTTTATAAAATGACAATAATTGATCTTTACGTTCTCCAGTGATATATTCTTCAATATAACCTAGGAACATTTCCCAATTATGCATAATTTGTTCTGCTTCTAATTTCATAACTGTTATCTAATAATGTTAATTTCGTCCGGTGTAGTTGGCTCTAGTTCAATAAACGATTTAGTTTCTTCAACAATATCTCTAGTCTTACTAATCAATTCCAGAAAACTATCAACGTTCCCTCCTCGTTTCACTAACAGATCCATATTTGCCATATTGCTATCTATCTGTTCCAATTTTCTCCTAATTGTTTCTCTGTGTCTCATATTATAGTCTTTATTTTTAAACCCGTATTTATAATATAACCTGAAAAAATGGAGAGGCCAAGCTTACTTTAAAAAAAGTTCTACTTGATCCTGAATTGGTTTAAGAAATGCACATTTTTCATACTCTTCTGTTGATATAAAGTATTCAATACTTTTTTGTAACATATCACTTAACCGTTTTGTAGCCCTATTCTCCAGGGTCTCTAAATGACTTTTATTTGTTATATCAAAATCTTTTATATGCTCTAAAGCTCTATTGTACACTATATACTCTCCAGCTTCTCCTACCTCACTAATATCTAAAGCCGGTGTAGCTAGTTTAAAAAAGGATAATAGTTTAATACAATAATTTTGATAATTTAAAATTGTTTTTTCAAACATTCCTAACCAATATGCAGGGTGATCTTTAAAGTCAATATAAACAGTTCCTGGAAATCCACTTTCTTGTGGTTCCTCAAACATACTAAATATTTTATCCGCATCAATCATTTTAAGTCGTTTATAACCCATTATACTGTTGATATTAGTGGGTTAAAGTCGAAGTCGCATCAGTTGGCGACTCCGACATCACCCGTTTAATATAAGTTATTCTTCTTCTGTTTTATTATCTTTCTTTTTATGAATCCATTTATCGACAGATGCAATACCAAAAGATCCTAAAACCATTACCATGAAACCATCAAATATAATTTTATTTACAACAAATTCTTGACCCATGTAACCTGTGATAATATCAACAGCAAAGGCAATACATAGGAAAAGGAAAGCAATAAAACCAACAACACTCTTCTCATTGATAGAGTTGTTATCATCAAATAGTTGTGAAAAGAATTTTTTCATAATAGTTTGGTTTATAGTTATAAATATGTTATTTTAATAGAGCATAAAACTCTTTAAAATGTTTGATACGATCTGCTAATCCAATAGTACCTCCATTCACTCTTTTAGTAACAGCAGTTACAGTAGCATCATCTGCTCCTTTAGAAGCAATTTCATTTAGTTTATTCTTAGAAAAGAACCAAGCTGCTGAAAGTAAAGGATATTTAGTTGCTACTAGATCTGGATTTGCTAAGATATCATCTTCAACAAATTTATCAAAAGCAGCGTAGTTTTCTTTACCTGTCAATTGGATGTAACCTCTACCTCTAAATCTAAAGCCTTCTTTGGAAGCTTCATTACCATTACCCATACGTGAAGCATAAACACGAGAAGCAATAGCTTCAGGCTTACGAGCATAAGACTCATTTAAATTTCCGGGAAAATACTTAGGAAAGATTTTCTTCAAACCATCAGCTGAGTAGTTTAGATTTTCAGATACTGCTTTAAAGTTACCACTTTCGTGACCACACTGAGCCAAGAAGTGAGCTAACTCCAATGGAGTATCAATTTTAAACTTTTCCATTACAGAAGGAATCTGAGCTAAAACTCCGTCGGGAATATGTCCCTTTAACTTGTTAATGTCCATAATTTATTATTTAATTTGTAAACTGTCCCAATAATTGTTTAGTTGACAAAACTTTCTTAGGTTCATCTGATATTAGTTCAAATGGGCCTATGAATTTTCTATATGAACCTGATTTGATGAAATAATATTTCGATCTATGATAAATAGTTAATTGTGATTTTTGAGT